GTTACTACACCGCTAACACCAAGAGTAGAAGCCATATCTACAGCACCATCTATATCTACTACGTCTAGGTTAGTAGTTCCGTCTACGTCTATATCTCCTGAGATGTCTAGTGAGGTAGCTGTTAAAACTCCTGTAACTCCTAAAGTTCCACCTATAGTTGCATCATCTGTAACTGTTAAATCGTCTTGTACTTTTAGATCTACAACATTAAGACTAGCAAAAGCGTCAACAACTGCTGCGCCTGATCCTGCTCCGTCTAAATAAACAACTTTTACATCTCCTGGAGGTATAGTTATATTAGCTCCACTACCTTGAGAAATAATTATGTTTTGAGAACCAGTTGTAGCATTTTCAATAAACTGAACTCTTTTCATTGTGTTAGGGCCAATAGTTATAGTACAAGCAGAATCAAGTGTGCCTGTATATTTAATATACATGGCTCTTGCTGCATCAGCAGCTCCATCCGCTACTGTAGAAGTGTGAGTATCTGCATTAGTAGTTATAGCTTCTGTACCAAAACCTAATGCTTCACCAATTAACTCTAAATTTGTGTTTGTAGTTGTGCCCCAGGTTCCTGCTCCGTCACCTGTGGCCATTTCGTTTAATCTAAGGTTGTTTACGTATGTGCTTGCCATTTATATTCCTCGTAAAAATTATATAGTATTTATGCAGCAACTTCATCCCAATCTGGAGATTGTGTATCTGATACTGTAGTATAAGACGGACTTTGACTTTCATCAACTGGTGAATAAGATGGGGTTTGATCTTCATCTACAAGACCCCAAACTAAAACATCCCCAACAAATCCCGTTATAGCGTTTAATTCTGGAACTATATTTGCTTTAGCATTTACAGTTAAGCTTCCAACTGCTCCAGTTGCTGCAACGCCGTCAACATGCACGCTATTAACTAATATTAATGTTGGCGCTCCTACTGCAGAAGTAGAGGCTAGTCCTGATATTGATATATTATTATTGGTAACAAGAGATGTGCTGCCTAAAGCAGACGTGTTTTCAAAACCTGTTACAGATATATTATTAACTGTTGATAAAGTTATTGTACCAAGAGCAGATGTTGCTGCTATACCAGTTACAGATATGTTATTTACTGATGTTGTAGTTGCTGTTCCTAAATTTGCTGCAGCTAATACTCCAGAAGGAGTTACATTTGCTTCAGCTTGAATAACTACACTTAAAGATCCTAAAGTAGCTGTTACACCACCTACAGAAGCTATGGCTTGAGCATTGACTGCTGCAACGGGAGTTCCAGTTGTACCTGCAGCGGGCGCAGTTGGCTCTACTGGTATTGAGCCTTCACCAAACCCTAATTGGCCAAATGTGCCTCGACCCCAGCCATTTAGGTACTGAGGCATTCTAAGCTATACGTATAATTGCCGTAGACGCTGCTTTTGCTGGAAATACTACTGTAAAATCACCTGCGGTAGAAGTTTTATCTCCGCCAAAATCAATAGTTGCTACTGATTTATCGCCATTTGTATCGTTATAAATCATACAGCCTCTTGCTGTAATTGTAGCTGTACTAAAAGTTAGATCATTAAAGTCGGTAACTGCAGTAGTTCCTGTAGCAGATGGTGTTACGTTAGTTAACGCAGAGCCTCCTGAAGTATAGTTAGTACCACTAGCTTGTCCAGTCGTAGTAAAAGCAGTTGTAGTAGCTCCTAGAGTAGCTGAACTTGTATATAAAGCCAGTTTAAAACTATTACCACTTGAATTAGTAAAGTTATGAGTTCCAGTTAAAAGCTCTACTTTAAAGCTTGTTGTCAGAGTAGATGTTATTGCCATATTAAATACCTTTAATTATTTTTGCTAAATCCTCGCTACCTTGACCAGATAAATCTTGAATTAAAGTAGCCTTATAAGATTTTAAAGCATTTTTAATATATATCAAACATACTTTGTATATTAGTTCTTGGTAGGCTCTTGCCTGAGCTTTAACATGCTCTTCATTATCGTCTGAAACTCCTACTATTTTGTCAGTTAATTGCTTTGCCCAAAACTCTGGAGGATGACCTCCATACTGAGTAGTAGCTATTTCTACCATGCCCAATTCAGGCAATCCGTCTGGAGTAATTTTTATTACCATTTGTTTGGCTCTACAGGATCATCTTTCTTTAAATGGGTGTCATACCTATCTATTAAAATTGGTTCTTTTTCTTTTTCTGGCTCTTGATTATTCATAACTTTGCTACGATTCATGCTTTGCAAGTTACCTTCATCATCAGATAAAACGATCAAAGGATCACTTAAACGATGATAACCATATAACTTTTCTTCCGCTGGAACTGCTGCATCAAGTAAGTAGCTTGATTGAGCTACCTCTACTTTCATTCCATCACTCATACATTTGCTTAACCAAAACTCAGTACAAGCTCTGCCAGCCTCTGCAAAATATAAATTACCTTTATAACCAAAATCCACCCCAAATATTTGTAAGTGACCAACTTTGTTGTATAAAGCAAAAGCTATTGCATAAGCAACCGTATTGTTAAGATAGTGACATCCCCATTCTTTTAATACTTCGTTTATTGGATATTCAACTAGACCAGGACATCTTTCATCTAGTTCACATGTGTATATAGGTCCTTGATGTTGTTTTAATACTTTGGCCATACTATTAGTTTGTCCTCCAGCATCATCTGTATCTAAAAATCTAGATGCAGGGTCCATCATAAAGACTCTATCGTGGTATATAACGTCAGAAACTGCGTTTATTGCCCAAATTTCATCAAATTCTGCGCCATGTGATTTTGCCATACAGTAGTCAAACCAACTCCTGCCCATGCCAACAATGGCTACATTTTTCCCTTCAAGCTCCTTGATTGGATTCATATCTATCTCCTTTTGTTAAGTTAACTTACTTGCGAGCGGAGTGAGTCATATCGGTATTCATCTCGTCTACCTCTTGCCTCGGCTCGTTCTTTTATTCTTGCTATTTCCTGCGCGAATCTATTTTCATAATTTGCTAATAAATCTGGCTCACCTTTCATAAAAGTATGGCCTTCAATTAAAGATGCGTATAGTAAAGCATCTCTAGCATTAACAGATAACCAGGTCCCTGATGTATCTGAAACTAAACTTGTTGGTTTGTATAAGTAGTGTAATTCTACTGTGTAGTTTGCATCTGGTACTGGAGCTAGTGCTATTGTTGAACCAGAACTAGAAGATGTTGAATATGCTTTATCATAGTCTGCATAATACTTTGGCAATCCTCTTAAAGAAGCATCACTTAGATCTGGAGTATACTCTTGCATAAAACTTGGGTGTTTCTTTAATAAAAAATGATAATCATTAGTAGTTGAGTCTATAACTGCTAATGAAAAACTAAGAAGAAAATCATTGGGAGCTGTTAGAAATCTATTTCCTGCTGTTACTGTACCTTGAACATTTTTACGAAATACATCTTCTTGAACTAAATTAAATATTCTATCTTCTGCATTTTTTACAAAATCAGCTATTGTTGCAACAAAAGTAGATTCATCATTATTAAGATAGTTTTGAATTAAAGTCGTTAGCTCTGAATAAGTCATACTGTAATTGTAACCTCTCCTAAAGATGATGTCATTCTATAACCAGGTATGGAATTACCAATTATATTATCGTTATTACTTAGTATGTAACCTTCTCCAACCTCAACATCATTATTAGGCCTAGGTTCATATAAAGCTTCTGGATCAGATATTGCTGGAGTTGGCTCTAGTTGAGGGTGTTTTAACTCAAAACATTCTGGACAAGTTTTTAAATTGTTCCATTCTTTTTTAAGATCTAGTAATTTATATTCAAAACCACATCTATCACACAGAGCTTTAGCAAATTTAGCTGAAGCATAAGCCATTAACTTATATAGGGTCTAATTCTAAATGAAGCCCTATCCTCGTCTGTTGATGAAGCTCTCTCAAATTCTTCTTCATACATTTGTTTTAACATGCCTGACTTTTCTGGAGCTTTCTTTACTGATATGTAATAAGCTAAACCAGCTGCAAAACAAGGGTAAAATCTAAAAGGCATATCCATAGTATTAATAGCTGTATCAGCATCGTCCATTCTTACTAGCTTATTAAAAACCAATACATCTGTAGAATTTTCTGGGGCTGGCCATATTTTTAAAACTGCTGCGTTTTGTTTGTCTAAGAAAAATTGGCTAGGTCTTCCTGTTGTTGCTTTGACTGGTATATTTAGATATTCGCTACGACTTAACCTTCTCATAGACAAATCAGTTGTTACGCTGCCTTCAGTTCTTCTAAGACTACAATCTAATATATCTATTACGTTAGAGTTTAAAGTATAAGTTAAGGTATCTTTAGTAACAGTTTGGGTAGCTTCCTCTATAGTCCATTGATTAAGACCTCTGTTGGCCCATTCAGCCAACATAAGATTTATAGACCTTTTTGCGCTTACTAAATCATAACCAGTACGTAACTCAAGGCCACATCTTTCAAAAGCTTCTTCAACAAACTCAGTTACATTTGGTTCAAAATCTGTACTATTTGATATTGCCATTATTTCTTTTTAGTTTTTTTTAAAGACTTTTCTATCTGTTTAGCTTGTTTTGCATGCAATTTAGAAGCACCTTTTAGCTCTTTAATTAATTTTCTTTTTGCTGCTACACTTAATTCTGTCATTATTTATTATCCTCTTGGTTATACAAATTATCAAATGTTATATTTGGGTCTATATAACTTTCATGCTGTTCTGCTGAATGTACCCATTGAGAAGGCATAAAGTCTGGTGCTCCCTCGCCTACACGCCATAAAGCAGGATTTGTTGCTCTTACTCTATTATTTGGTAAAGCTACAAAATTGCCAGTATATTCGCCAGCATCTGTTAAATATAACACATGTGATTGTTTATGTTGAGCAGGATCATCTGCTATTGAGTTATCAGTATAATCTACGGTAAACAAATATTTACCCATGTGAAATTCGCCGCCTATTTTACAAAGCCAGGGAGATGAACTTACCCTATCTAAAACCACAACAGAATGTTCGTGACTTAAACAATCCCAAGGTTGAGCTAAATGGTCTTCCATAGGAGTTGGCCATTCTTCTAAAGGAATATCTGCTACTAAAGCTTGGATAGGCATTCTTGCCCACATAGCACCGCCATGAATGTTTGGCGCATCTTCTTCATTGTCTATTTCACATCCAGTAAAAACTACTTGAAATGATAAAGACCTATCTGGTAATGTATTTACAGCTATAACAAGAGCATGTAAATACTCTCCGTGGTAGTTACTATGATTTGCTGTAAATTCTTTTCTTACCCAGCATTTAAACTGCGGTATGTTAGAAATTAAATATGACATGTAAGGTGCTAATTAAACTTTGCCGCCTTTTGACATGTATTTAGTGCCCTTCATGGCTCCGCCTTTTGACATATATTTAGTCCCCTTCATAGCTCCACCTTTGGACATGTATTTAGTACCTTTCATTGCTCCGCCTTTAGACATATATTTAGTTCCTTTGGCTGCTCCACCTTTAGACATATATTTAGTGCCTTTTACAGCTCCGCCCATTGCATAACCTTTTGTTCTTTTAAACATTTTATTCTCCTAACTTATTGTAGTTACTTTTCTACGGTTGTTCATAACTTTACCACAGCCTTTAGCTATAAAACCACCATTTTTCTTTTTGACTCTGCCATCTTTCCAACTAATTGCTTTTGGTCCTTTTTTCTTTTTTGCTGCTGAAGTGCATTGAGACATAGTTGGTCTACAAGCAGGATAACTTTTTCTTTTTTCACCTTTTTGACGTCCACATGGTTTACCTGTTTTACAATCAACCCAACCTTTACCGTCATTTTGGCTAAACCATTTTTTTAAAGAATTTTCTGCCATTATCCTAATTTAGTTTTATGACGTTTGCCTGGAAGCATGTTATTAAATCCTCTAGCTGAAACAAATGTTACTTCGCCACCTGTAGCTTTTTTTGTTTTTGATTTGTTACCGTAGTTAGCAGCGCCTACTTTTCTGCATTGAACCAGTCTCCCACTCGCATAAGCACTTGGCCAAACTTTAGCACTACGTTTTACTTTATGGTAACAAGCATCTTTTTTACCTTTAGCCATTTAACATTTCCACCTTCGTCTTGCTTGACGGATCCTTGAATTAGGATTGTTTCTAGTCTTAGCAGAGCTTTTTTTTAGTTGCCCTGCTGACCTAGCACAATAAGACTTACGTCTTTTTGCAGCTTTACTGCCTTTTTTAACTTTACCAGTTACTGCTGTTTTAAGTTTACTGCCAGGATTAGCTTTTCTATAAGCTTTTACGCCTTTTTTGGTCATTCCCGCCCCACTTTTAGTAGGACGGTAATTTCCACCTTTACCAGTTGTTTTGCGTATAGGTTTAGCTGTTCTTCTTTCAGCCATTATAAAAATTAATCAAAATCTTTATAAACGGTAAGTACTATTACATACGAATCGCCGTCAGAATGTCCAGTAGTCGTCAGCATAATATCGCCAGTTTTTCCACTGCCTGATGTATTTCTAATGCCTCCAAATTCTGTAAAATCTTCGTCTGTTGTATAGTCTGCGTTTAAATCCCAACAGATAGTATCTGTAGTTGCATCCCATAAAAGTTTTACACTCATTCCAAAAGTAGAATATACAATTTTTGCTAAACGTACGCCCGTACATGCTTGGCCTGTAGAGCTATCACTTAAAGCGCTAACATCTACTTTTTTAACTGCTGCCTCGCCTGTACCATCGGATGTATTCGTTAACTGAATAATAGCGACTCTATCGCTATCCATCAATGTTGTTGAGGTTACTGCGTCTGCCATAAATTACTCCTTACGCGTCAGCAAATGGAGTTACTACAGTACCAGAAGCTAGTACTATACCTTCTACCGCGTACTTAGCTGAACCAATAGCGGTTACTTTAATAATAGTTCCAGCTATACCACCTTTAGTAGTACCGTTTAAAGTAATAACGTCATTACTAGCACCTGAAAAAAATGTTTTACCTGCTGCATCACTTTTACCCATATATAGTCCACCAACAAATTTATCTGTTCCGTCAGTTTTAATATCCATATCTGTAGCTGCTGTTTCTACTACAAAAAAGAAAGATGCACCTAAGTTATTTGTTTGGTTAGGATCATCATCTGATCCTGGAGCAGTTGCTACAATGCTAGGTAAAGTAAATTTACCGTCTGCATCATTACAAGTTAATATTTTACCTGCATGAGCTGCTACTGTTAATGAAGTGTCTGCGGTTAAACTAACTACGTTAGCGTTACCTGCTGAAATAAATCCTGCTAGTGACTGGATAGGACCAGAGAATGTTGATTTTGCCATAATTTCCTCCTGGGAAATAAGTTCTACCGTCTTGGCTTGTCTGCTAGGTCAGTCTGTAGAACAAGTTAA